TTTTTTGATGAAAGTAAGAGGCTTTTTGAGGTTAAGCGATCTCCAGATTCTGCTAATCTTTCTCGCGAACAACTAGGGTCGGATACCATAAGGGGTGTTACTGCCGCAGCTGCAGGTGTAGCGGCTGGTGTTGCAGTTACAGCTCTAGCAGATACTGCAGCTAGAGCTATTGGTAAAACCGGGTCTACATCAAAGGTAGTAACAAAAATAGTAGGCGGTGGAGCAGCTTTAGCCGTTGGTGAAGCTACATTAGCTTCTGATCTGCTAAAACCAGACACAATGCATAGAATTACCGATGCAATTGCTTTGCATCTAGACGGTCCCCCGACCGTTAAATACAACATGAATTATGCCAATAAAGACCTTGGCACGTTGTTAGGAGCTCTAGGCGGTGGGCTGTTTGATTCAAAAGGCGCAGTAACTGGCGGCGAGGCAGCTGCAGCGCTTGGAGCTACATTAGCAAAATTACCGGGTGCTTTTGGCGCTGCAGATGTTCAATCAGCAATGAGTTCTGCTGCTGGGGTGTCGCTTAACCCATTTAAAGAGACTGTTTTTGAATCAGTAGATTTTAGATCGTTTGGGTTTAAATATAAATTTTTCCCTAAAAATAAGAAAGAAACGGATGCTGTGTTTTCTATAATTAAAAAATTTAAAGAGCACATGCACCCTCAGTTATCTGATGGTAAACTGTTTTTTATCTACCCTTCTGAATTTCAAATTACATACTACTACGGTTCGGAAGAAAATACCTATTTTCATAAATTTAGACCTTGTGCACTAGAGTCGCTTGAAGTTACATACGGTAGCGATCAATTTACATCTTTTAAAGATGGCGCGCCTACCGAAATAAATTTATCCATGACATTTAGAGAGCTTGAAATCCTTACTCGCAACATGATAAAGGATAACTACTGATGTACTTTCAAGACTTTCCACTTACCTACTATTCCCTTTATGATGATTTAAGCAATGTAAAAATAGTTACAAATATTACCGCTAGAGTCAAGCTTAGCGATGAGGTAAAAAATAATTTAAGTTTGTTTGATGAATATGATATTAAAGATGAAGACACACCGGAGATTTTAGCCGATCGGTTTTACAACAATCCCCAGCTTCATTGGATAATTTTACATACAAATGAAATACTAGACGCTCGTTTTGACTGGCCTCTTAGTACAAATAATCTGAGAAAATATGTAGAGGGTAAGTACGGTGGCAATCTAAATGCTGTTCACCACTATGAAGATACCACCGGGGCGTATGTAAACGGCAATGTATACATAAATTCTTCTTCCGGTTTTACTAATTTTTATGTGGGTAATGTAATTAATAATACATCTAACAATGGTACCGCAGTTGTAACAGAAAAAATCAGTAGCAGTAATATTCGAATATTAGTTTCTGATGGTGGTTTTGTCACTACCAATCAGGTTGAGAATTCTGGCAATACATTGGCAAATTGCATATTAACTGCTACTAACACAGTATCAGGTATTCCGATAACTAATCTAGAGTATGAAGACGATGTTAATGAATCTAAGAGAAGAATTAAGATTCTAAAAGCAAGATATGTTGATGGTGTAGTTAGAGACTTTAAAAAGCAACTAGAGCTATAAATGATTGAAGATGAAGGCCTACAACGAGCTGGCCAGGTAAAGATAGAGCAGCTCAAGCTAATTACAACCGGTAATGACATTATTGATCTAACAGAGTTTTTGTTAGAACTTAACATTTACGAAGATATTTTTTCTAATTACCTTCGCGGTGAAATATTACTTACAGACAGTAGAAATCTTTTAGATAAATTCTACATTCACGGCGAAGAGTTACTTAACATAAAAATCAGAACGCCTTCATTTAAAGAAGAAGATTGCATTCAAAAAACTTTTCGGGTATATAAGGTATCTGATAGAGAAATTGTAAGAGATACTAATACACAAAATTACACTCTGCACTTTGTATCCGTTGAAGTATTCTATGATTTTCTTTTACCTTTATATGTTCCTTTTAAAGGTAATGTTGTGGACGTTGCAGGTGAGATTTTCTCTAACTATATCGCAGCTTCTAGAAACTTTAATATAAGCGAAGACGGTAGAGAAATAAAAGAAGATCCAAACCCTACTGAACTTATAATTCTTAATGAAGCTTCAAATAAGGTTAAATTTGTTTCTCCAGGCTGGTCACCTTTAAAATGTATAAACTGGTTAGCTTCTAAAGCTATTCCTGAAAACGGTAAGTCGAAAAACTTTATGTTTTTTGAGTCTACTAAAAACTTCTATTTTGGTACACTTGAAGGCCTGTTTAAGAACGCAGTCGAAAGAAATAACTATCTTGGTAGATATACAATTTCTGTATCTAACGTAAGAGAACAGGCTAATGCAGCTAATGTAAACAGAGAAATGTTCTTAGCTAAGGATGTAGAGTTGGTAGAGTCGGTTGATTATGTAAAAAACTACACCAATGGCTATCTAGCCAATCGCTTGGTATATCTAGACGTCTTTAATAAAGAATACGAATTGATAGATTATGACTATGTAAATGAATATGAAAGCTTTTACCATACATCAGGAGAAGGTAATAAAGCAATACCATTCTTTAGTAAAGACACAGTAAGAAATTTTGCTACTAATGTAAGTTTTTATCCCAAGAACCCTAAGTTGTTTGATAACTTTACAGACAACATAAACGAAAAAATGGGTGAGATACACGGTAATCGTTTATCAAGTATGATAGAACTTACTAATGTAAGAATGAATATTACGGTGCCTGGTAGAACTGATGCAGAAATTGGTAGGCTGTTATATTTCCATTACCCTGCATTAGGCGCGCGTGAGGAATCAGATAAAGCTACTGACTCACAAGACAAGCTTTATTCCGGGTATTACTTCATAACAGCTATCCGACATAAAATTAACAAGAACGAACATATGATGTCTATGGAGATAGTTAAAGATTCCCTCTATGTAGATTCTGAAAGTGAAAGAAGAGTAGAATAATGCAGAAGATCTTTAATAAAGACGGCTTCAATTGGTGGATTGGGGTAGTGGAAGATAGAATGGACCCAGAAAAAATGGGTCGCGTCAAGGTGCGAATTTTCGGCTATCACACCGATAATAAGACTCTTTTACCTACCGCAGATTTACCCTGGGCTGTACCTATTCAACCGATAACATCAGCCGCAGTTTCAGGTCTAGGGTCTTCGCCTCTCGGTCCAGTAGAAGGTACCTGGGTTATAGGGTTCTTCTTAGACGGTCTAGATATGCAGCAACCTGCTGTATTCGGTACTATAGCTACTAAAACCGCTAAGAAAGTCTTTACAGAGTCGCCACCAGAGCCTAGTATTAATAACCAAATTACTAACCCTGTAGACGGCGTGCTGCGAGATGGCTCAGGTAATGTTGTGACTGACAGTCAAGGCGAGCCTGTACGTTCGGGATCAGCTCCTGTTGAGGGTTGGGAGCTTGGTCAGACTTCAGAAAAATATGAATCTGGCGGCAAGGGGCCCAGTACCATTAACGCATATACAGGAGCTGCTAATGGCGATTTAGGCGGTGCTTCTTATGGTACCTATCAGCTTGCATCTTACCTACCTGCTACAATGGCAAGCGGTAAAGCCAGGCCTTCAGCTAAAAATTCACCTGTTAAACAGTTCCTGGCAAATTCTAGATTTAAAGATCGGTTCCAGGGGCTTGAGCCTGCTACTCCAGAATTTGATAGTAAGTGGAGAGAAGTGGCTGCGCAAAACCCTAAAGAATTTAAAAACGATCAGCACGACTACATTAAAGCAAAATATTATGATGTTGCTGTAGCTAACTTACAACGTATTGGTTTAGACCTTACAAAATACGGACCTGCCGTTCAAGATTTAATTTGGTCAGGAGCCGTACAGTTTGGTCCAGCGAATATTTCTGCATTCAAAGAAACCTTGCAAGGTAAGAGCGAACTAACGGATAAAGATATTGTTAATATTGTAAGTGAATGGAAGATTAAAAACGTTGATACATTGTTTAAATCTAGTTCGGAAAATATTCGCAACGGTGTTAAAGCTCGCTACGTGGCAGAAAAAGAATCTTTACTTAAGCTAATAACATGATAGACCTATTAACAAAACAAGTCACCGGTGTACTAGAGAATAAGATCTTTACACAGATAAATTCTCTAGGGGTAAAAGTACCTAATCAAATTCTTCGTGCGGTAATATCTAGAACTGCCGAAGAAGCAGCTGTATTATTGGTAAAAAATGTTAGCCTAGGTACAAATCAGCAGCTTAATGTAATACCAAGAGGGCTGGAAGGCTTAAAAAATCCCGTAGATCTAATATCATCTAATTTTGGTCCTAAAGATATAACCAACAACCTAGCTGGTATTCTACAGGTTCAGTATTCTTCACAGGTAACCAATTTAATAGTCACTAAGTTAGAAAGTGAATTAAGAAAAGTTCTACCGGCTAATAAGCTTAATTTAATAAATTTTTCTGCTTTAGCAGCTACCCTTGTACAGGGCCTTACACCCACCATTAATAGCACCATCACAAGTGTGTTGTCTGGTGTAGCAGGTAATATATTTGGTACGAATAAGACTGATATAAGATCTACCATAACCGGTATTGAGAAGTTTTTTTCACAATCTGATAGCGGCACAGCATTAACAAAAATAGATAATGCTTTTGCTGCGTCTACAACAGGTAAGGCATTAGAAGAAGCTAAAAAATTCGATATAAATGCGCCAGATAATCAAGAAAAACTTATAGTAGTAGAGAAAGGATTCCTTGACCCTAATGCAAATTATCCTACTAAAGAATATAAAGACTTACCTGACACCAATAAGTTAGCACAAGGCGAAGTTTCTGGTACAGTAGTTCAAAATAAAAATACTCAATTGATGAAGGGTGCTAAGCTACCTTTCGGTGAATCCTGGGATCAACCAGAATCGCCATATAGAGCCCGATACCCTTATAATAAAGTTACACAGACTGAGTCGGGTCATATAATTGAGGTTGATGACACGCCTGGCTCAGAAAGATTGCACATTTATCATAAGTCAGGAACCTTCGTTGAAATTGATTCCAACGGCTCTGTTGTAAAAAGAACCGTAGGCTCGTCTTATGAAATTATCGATCGCAATGGCAAGATAGCTATTTCCGGGCGTGCGGATATTTCTGTAAACGGGGCCTGTAATATTTTTGTTGGAAATGATGCTAATATCGAGGTGGAAGGAGATGTAAATCTTACCTGTCATAACGATATTACAGCTCAAGCCGGCGGTACTTTCAACATGTCAGCTAAGGAAGAAGTTAATATTACAGGCGGTAATGTTAACATTCAGGCATATGAGACATTTAACCTTAAGGGGGATAAAGTTCTTAATATGCATTCTTCTAACGTTATACACGCACATAGCAATGCAGACATAAAACTAGAGACTTTAGAATTTAACGTTAAGACCACCAATACCTATTTGCAATCGGCTGAAAACACCAATATTAAAGGTGATAATTTATTCCAAGAAACAACGACCGATGTTAATGTCAAGGCCGGTGGTACGATTTACAACTATGCAGATTCTGATGTAAATATTAAAACTATAGGTAGCATCTATAACGAAGCTGGAAGCGATGTTAATATAGTTTCCGGTTCAGACACTAATATTGATACTGGTGGAAATCTGTATGAAAATTCAGGTACAGCTACTGGTGCTTCCAATGCTTCTGGAGCTACTGATGCTCAGAATAGCATCATAGCCGGTTCTTCTAATATCGGAATTCTAAGCGGCAGAAAAGATACAGCAGCTAACGAACTAAATGACCCTGTAGCTTTAACGCTTGCAGATAATAAGTCTCTTCTTTTAGAAGAAGAAACTACATCAGCCGCAGATACTACTGAGCAAAAGAACCTTATTATAAGCAAGGGCTTTGCAACAGCTGCAGAAATTGATGAAGCACCTATTGCAATAGAAAGTGAGATCCCGTCTTCTGCTCAAAACAATTTCGTTGAGCCGAACGAGGATCTTAAGAAAGCAACCCAGCTCCCAGGTAATTATAACCTTTCACCTAACTTCACCTTAGAGATGCTATCATCCAAGGCCGCAGTATCTAATTACCCTGTACAGGCGCAAAATGGGCTTACCTATGGAGAATTGGTCTATAATTTACAGGCCGTCGCGTTGAACGTATTAGAACCGGTTAAAAAGATGTATCCGAACATGTTTGTAACCAGTGCATTCAGACCGTTTACTGGTAATAAGACAAGTCAGCATATATTAGGTCAAGCAGTGGATATTCAGTTTAAAGGTATTACAAAACAGGAATATTACGATATTGCCTTGAAGCTAGCTAAAGTTTTAAGATACGATCAAATGCTACTCGAGTTCTGTAACTATACAAAAAACCCATGGATACATATTTCTTATTCTGTAGAGAAAAACCGAATTCAAACCATGACGTTCTTCAATCATAAAAAGCATTCAGACGGGTTTACCCAGTTAGCATAATGCCAGGCGCCGGAAGAATAGGGGACAAAGACTCCCGCAATGATACAAAAAATCAAGGAAGCACCAATGTCATTATCAATGGCCAAGGTGCTCTGCGTGTTGGTGATAAAGATACAAGAAATGATTCTATGGTCCAGGGTAGCAACAATGTTTATGTTAATGGTAAGAAGAAATGCAGAATAGGCGATAGAGATACAAGAAATGATTCCTTAGTGCAGGGAAGCTCAGACGTTATCGTAAATTAAGATAAATAATCTTTATGGCACGAAATACTCGACAATTTTCAGATTTAAACTTACTTTTTACTAGACATCCCGTGACGGGAGATGTCACAAAAAAGGTAGACGAAGAGGCTATTAAGGCTTCTTTGAGAAATCTTATTTCTACTCGCCACTACGAGCGTCCGTTTCATCCAGAGATAGGATGCCAGATACACGCTTTGCTATTTGAGAATTTTACCCCGGTGACTGTTCAGATAATGAAACGTACGATTTTCGATGCAATTAATAAGTTTGAGCCTAGAGTCACTGTCTTAGAGGTCAATATCAGAGATAAGGCTGATGAAAATCGCTTAGATCTGGACATTATTTTTAAAATTAATAATTCTGAAAGACCTGTCACGCTAACAACATTCCTTTCACGAGCAAGATAATGTCAAATTTAAGAATAGCAGAGTTAGATTTCGATCAGATTAAGTCTAACCTAAAAAACTATCTAAAAGCTCAAGACGAGTTTACAGATTATGACTTTGAAGGCTCAGGGCTTTCGGTGCTGCTAGATATTTTAGCTTATAACACACATTACAATGCATATCTGGCTAATATGGCTATTAATGAGATGTTTATTGATTCTGCGGTAAAAAGAAGCTCGGTGGTATCTCTTGCCAAACACCTTGGCTATACACCAATATCTGTTAGAGGTTCGGTTGCTAATCTAGATGTAACCGTAAATAACCCTACCGGGCTGCCACAGATACTTACCATGGATAGGTACACCCAGTTTACAACTACTGTAGATGGTAAGAACTATACCTTTTCGACGAATAAAGCATATACTGCTACTAGAAATGATACAACTTATCTTTTTCAAGATGTTGAAGTAATTGAAGGCACTCTTTCTAATTTCAGCTTCGTTGTAAAGACCGCTACACCCGATGAAAAATTTGTAATTCCAGAAGCTAATATTGACACTACTACAATAAAAGTCGTGGTGCAAAATTCAGCATCCGACATTACTCAATCCGTTTATAATCTAGCTACCGATATTACAGGTCTTGACGAAGATTCGAAAGTGTTCTTTTTAGAGCAGAATTCTTTTGGTAAATATCAGATCTATTTTGGTGACGGAATACTTGGCAAGTCCTTAACCCAGGGTAACATTATCACGGTAAGCTTTATTGTCTCGTCCGGTTCTGGTGCGAATGTATCGGGTACTACTACTCAGACATTTTCTGCACTAGGTACAGTTGGTGGTTCAAGTGAGATAACCACGGTTGTTAATTCTAATTCTACAGGCGGGGCAGATGCGGAAAGTATCACCTCTATTAGGTTTAATGCTACAAGAGTTAACGCAGCCAAAAATAGAGCTGTGACGGCGGCTGACTACGAGAGTTTAATCTTAGCTAATTATGCAGGAGCAGAATCTGTATCAGTATGGGGAGGGGAAGATAATGATCCCCCATATTATGGCGCTGTAATGATAAGCCTTAAGCCCTACTCCGGGTTCTCTATATCTGACGCTACAAAGACAAATCTGATAAACAATGTATTAAAAACCAAGCAAATTTTAAGCACCGCCCCTGTTTTTGTTGATCCAGAATATATCTATGTGGGTGTTAATGCTAGCGTCAAGTATAATACCAATTTAACTACGCTAACAACTGGTCAAATAAAAACAACCGTGTTGAATGCTATAAACTCTTACTTCTCAAGTGACCTGCAAAAATTTAATAAAGCCTTTAACAACTCTAAACTTATATCACAAATATTAAGTAGCAACCAGTCCATAGAGAGTGTGGTAACTACTTTAAAGGTTCAAAAGAGAATTATACCTGCATTGAACCAGCAAAACATTTTCAGCTCTGCTGCACCTATTAAGCTTAGAAACCCAATCAAGCCTGGTAGTCTTGCTTCTAGCTATTTCTATGTTAATTTTAACGGTGTTCAGACCGTCGCTAAGTTTGTAGATATACCTGATGATTCCCCGCCTAATGAAAATGGAACAGGGGCATTACGCATGGTTAATGTGTTAAATAACTCGATTATTTTTAGAACTGTAGGTACCGTGGATTACAGCACAGGTAATATAACAATTGCTAATCTTACCCCTACATCGCTACCCGCAGGGGCAGCGGATATTAGATTTACCGCTAGCGTACAAGAAAGTGGTTATAATTTAGGGGTGAGCAGAAACGAAATTCTTCTACCAGATGATACTACAACCAACGGGGTAGTAGGTAACACTCTGGGTATAAATGTATCGGTTAGCACCACAGTATAATGGCAACTACAAGACTAACTGAGAAAATTTCTCAGCTGGTAAGCGGTCAGCTTCCAGAATTTTTAAGAAACGACTACCCGCTTTTTGTCTCTTTAATCGAGGCCTACTATCGCTATCTCGAACAAGATCAACAAGCATTAGAACTAGTTCAAAACGCCTTATCATATAACGATATTGATAGAACGGCTAGTTCATTCGTACAGTATTTTCTTAAAAATTATGCAGCAAACATACCGCTTACTGCACAATTAAATAAAAAGTTTCTAGTAAAAAGAATAAACGACTTGTATGAAGCAAAGGGTAGTGAGCTATCTTTTAAACTACTTTTTAAGCTTCTATACGATGTATCTGTTGAACAATCAAGACCTTATGACTTCGTTTTAAGGCCTTCAGACGGCATTTGGGATCAACGCGTATCTCTTCGCATTGAACGTGTAGGTGGTAGTGTAAGCGATCTGACAGATAGATTTATTTTTCTTACTAAAGATGGTATTGAGTATCGTGATGCTATCATACGTGTTAAAAATTTAACTACCAATTTATACGAGGTATTTTTAAAATCTACAACGATTACCCCATATGAAGTTGACGATGTAATAGTGGTAAAAGATGAAAACGGAGATGTTGTTTTTACCGGTGAGATAAGACCAACCGCTGTATCGTACAGCATTAGTCAACCCGGTACAGGTTTTCGCGCCGGGCAGGTATTTACAATATCTTTTGAAGGTGCTGTAGATACAGTAATTAGAATCTTAGAAGTTGATTCAAACGGTGGTATTGCTTTACTTAAAATTATTAATTACGGATACGGGTTTACCGGTACATCGCTTTCCATTGACCTATACAATGACTTAACAGTCGCATCAAGAACTAAGACTTTCATAACTAAGTCTGAAGGGTTTAAAGATACTATTATACTGACATTACCTCACACCCCGTCTACAGGGGCAAGGTACTTTTTTTCGGATTACGTTGCATCCGGTGATTACACCGGTGCGTTACTAGCAACTAATACAGATGATGCAACTGTCGCGCCTTTCGACAGCACAGGTGAATCTGACGCTGCAGCTGCTGTTATTTCGTTTACTTATGGTGCAATTGCTAGATACCCCGGTCAATACCTCTCTTCCAAAGGATTCTTATCTGAACCGGTGGTAAGACTACAAGACGGTGGTTTATATCAACCTTTCGCATATCAGCTCAAAAATGAACTTGATATTACCTATTTCTATGATACGGTTTTAAAGTTAGTACACCCAGCTGGTACAAAATTATACAATGATAGAGTTATTGAAACATTTGCCAATGTGCGCGCAAATGTTAATGTGCTGACTAGATCCAATGTGTTCTTAGAACTTGAAGAAACTTTAAGTTTAACAGATCGTATAATTTTTGGTTACTACCTTGCTCCCTTTGATGTTACGACAGGTACGGTCGACAGTTTGGTTTATAATTTAGGTAAGGTTGTTGAAGATTCAGCAAATATTACCGACGCAACCACATTTAACATCACTAAAGTAGCGGATCCAGATAATGTTACTCCAGAAGATAGCTTAACTCTCCAAATTAATATAGCTCTGTCTGACACTGCTAATGTACTCGATGATGTAAGCACGGTCACTAACTATGTTAGAGAATTTGATAATGATATTTTACCAGATGATGGTAACATATCATTCAACATAAGTAAGCCACTATCTAATTCCCTAACGTTAGTAGATTCTACTGTAGTAGCTTTAGCTTTAAACCCTATATCTGATTCTGCAACGTCGTCAGACACAACTGTATTAAATGTTAATAAACTGGTTTCTGACAATGTGACTACTGATGATACCCTGGTTAAAACAATATACACTAATATAAATAATAACGTCAGTACAGTTTCTCTGACAGAGACTGCAAACGCAAGAATAACAAGCTATGCTGTTCCCGGGTACTTTAGCGAATTGTACGCCGGTTCAGTTGTAACCCTCATATAAGGAACATATATGTTTACAGAATCCGTAACAATTAGAGGCAATTTAGAAGTTGCTCTTTATGATGAATCTGGCGCAATTAAAGATAGTAGAAAAGTTAACAACCTGGTTGTTGCGGTGGGTAAGGACCTGATTGCTTCCCGCCTGGTTGGTAATACTCTTGCTATTCCTAGCCACATGGCTCTTGGCTCAAGCTCTACAGCAGCGGCAACTTCTCAAACTGCTCTAGGATCAGAACTAGGTAGAGTATCTCTTGATTCTACCAGCCGTACATCAAACACAGTATCCTATGTAGCTACATTCCCTGCTGGTACCGGTACTGGAACAGTTCAAGAAGCTGGTATTTTTAATGATGGTACAACAGGGAATATGCTGTGCCGTACGACGTTCAGCGCTGTTAATAAAGCAGCCGGTGATACCGTTGTTGTAACCTGGAACGTAACTGTAGCGTAATATCGCACCATGCCTTTTTTGCTAAAAGATAGTTTCCACCAGTCATTGGTGGAAACGGTATATAATGACTTTTTGTCTCAGAGGTCAACTTATTACTATTTTACCGGTAAGACTATTGACTGGGCGGATGAACTCGCACCTGAGACACCCGAGGTAACAGGTGATTATGAGTATGTGACAAGAAATAACATTATTAACGTAAAAAAAATTAATCTTAGAGATGTTAGTTTTGTTGTAAGAAGAATCGACTGGACCTCTAATACAGTTTATGATCAGTATGACCTGAATTACAGCCCATCTAATCCATCCAGCACCGGTGCAGTTAATTTAAAAGATTCTAACTTTTATGTTTTAACAAGCGAATTTAACGTCTATAAATGCTTGTTTAACAAAAACGGCGCAGAATCAACAGTAGAGCCTACAGGTGTAGAAACAACACCGATTTCTACTGCAGACGGGTATGTCTGGAAATACATGTATACCGTTTCTTTAGCAACAAGAAACAAGTTTTTAACTTTAGATTATATGCCGGTTCAAAGATCGGTAACTAATGCTTTTTACTCCAACGGCGAGATAAGTAGTGTAATTATTGATAGTGTTGGATCAGGTTACTTAGGCAATTCAACAGTTACTCTTACTGTTAATAATCAATACCTTGGTGGAACAGGTAATGTGCAGGCTAATGTTAAACCTGTATTTAATGCCTCTGGTGAAATAATAGATGTGAGAATTACCAACCCTGGTAATAATATTAAAACAGCATCCATTATCATTAATGAGTCAACATACACCGGTAGAAGCAAATATCTAGGTGTAAGTAATGTAAGAATTTTTTCGCCCGGTAACGGTTATGTTAGTGCGGCTGTAAGCAACACAACTGCAACGATCTCTACTACCGGTGTATTTCAACCTACAGCTAATGCATTTGCTAACTTAATTTTTGTTGGTAATCTTTTAGCAGATGTGGTAATTACTAACCCGGGAGCTGGGTATACAACTGCAGCACAGGCAAATACTACAATTACCATTTCTACTTCAGGTAGTACGCAGCCTACTTCTAACGCACAAGCAAATTTATATTTTGCTAATTCTGCTATTATCACCCCTGTTCTTTATAATGGCCAACTACAAGATGTACTAATAAGTGATCCAGGAACAGGGTATGACACAAATGCACAGACCGCGGTTTCTATTTTTGGAGATGGGTCTGGTGCAGTTCTCACACCATACGTTAATGATGCAGGACAGGTTGAAGATATTATAATAGAAG